CGAATTGCACGCATACGGCGCTGATATGATGCGAGACCCCGGCCCATCAGAACGTGAACCCCCGGTATTCGGTGACGATCTCGGACACACCAAAGGGAACGGTCGTGACCGTCATGCCGCTAACTGCCGTTTCGCGTTGGTCGTGCCACCATGCCGCCAGCATCAGCACCGCTTGGACAAGTGGCGCGGGCAAGTCGTCCTGCCCATCGCCGCCGTAGGTACTCGCAAAGGTGAAGCCCAACAGTCTTTCAACGTGACCCTCAGCCGCGTTTAGCAGATGTGCCAACACGGTTGCGTCCTCGTCCTCGTCACCCGTTAGGTTCAGGTGCGCTTCGAACTGTTCAACTGTCACCATCGACATGATTAGACGCCCTCAGCCGCTGCGATGCGCACGTAATTCGAGTTCACCCACAGACTGCCGTTCAGCAGAGTCAGGTTGTTCACCTCGTCCACTGTTTCAGTTGCTGAACCGACTTCCGCACCGAACAAACGCTCGGACCCGGTGCCGCCGGTTGGGGCATCTGGGAACAGGATTCGGAACGCATAACTCTTGCTATCAGTCACGGCGGCATAGACTGCGAGTTGACCCGGATCGGACGTGTCGAGTTGGCAGACCGCTTCGACAGTACCGGAATCGCCAAGCCCTTTCGTGCGCTGCATGACAGGCGAACCCAAGTGCGTTGCGTCGATCTCGGCAGGTGAGTTGCCGAACGTGCCAAGGCCGGTAAGGCGCTTGACCTCCACCCATGTCTCGTCTGTGAAACTGGCCTCAGTCAGAAGGGCGTCAGTTTCAATGACGCTGCCGATGTAGAGCTTGGCCCCCGCCGCTGCGAAAATAGTCATTGTTTCGTTCTTTCTGCGCGTCGGTCCTCGGACTGTTTCGCGCTGTTGTGGTCATGGGCGCAAAGCGCCTGCCAATTGGATTGATCCCATAAAAGCGACTGGTCGCCCTTGTGAGGAATGATGTGATCCACCACCGTCGCAGGTGCGCCGCATCGGGTGCAAAACGGATGCGTTTCGAGGTAAACCTTGCGAGCCGCCGCCCATTTTCGCCCGTATCCCCTTGCAGATGATGAGGGGCGCTTGCGGTCATGCTTGGCCTTGGATCGTGAAGCCGCCGCGCGTTGGCAGGGACACGCAATGCCAGCGGCAACGCGGTATCCACATCCACAAATGCGAGGCGGCTTCATAGGCATCAGGACGCGGGCCGGGTGGCGAGGTCTGACTTGATCGCCGTGGCACTTGCGCCGATGGACGTGCCACCGTTCTTTGTCAGAACAAGGCGCGCGTACCGCTTGAACCCGCGATAGCCGATCCGGTAGCTGGACGCCGCTTCGAGAGTGGCGGGGGCATCGGTGTCGATCACACCCGCCGCCGCGTCGGTATAGGTCGCGTTGTCATCCGATTCCTGCACCGATGCGGTGAAGTCACCAGACGAAACGATTGCGCCGGTTGCCAGAATGAAGGCCAGCCGGTTGCAACCGAACGTGTCGATCCCTGCCCCGGTCACGGTTGCAGATTGAACCGCCGGGGCGATAGCCGTCACGGCTGCGATGTTGGAAATTGCATCACGCATGGCTTACGCCTCCATCTTGAGTTTGCGGAACTTCGCAGGTTGCAGAACCCCGCCGCCCGTGCGCCGGGTCGCGTGAATGCGCGTGATCCCGTTCGTCGCCAGCAGGTAGGGGTTGCTCAGGATCGACAACGCCAGACGGTCCACGATGCGGTAGCCGCTCCAATCACCGTAAATGATTGGAGTGGTGCCAGACGCCAGATCGGGCATGTCGATCATCTCCACGACAGGACGGCCCAGAATGGTTTCAGGCTGGCCCGCTGCATAGGATGGTTGCCACAGGAACCGGCCATCGCCGTCCTTGAGCTTGCGGATCGCTGCAAGCGTGGTGCCGTTCATCGCCCAGGAACCCACATTGCGGTAAGTCGCAGGGACCGCATAAAGCAGCGTAATAAGAGCGTCTGCGCTCAGGTTCGTCGCGTGACCGTTTGCCGTGGTGACGATATCCGCGTGCTGCATGACGCCGTGCGGCTTGTTCGCACCGTCGCCGTTCAGGAACGCTTGACCTTCCTTCTGCCCAAAGTCCTCGGCAAGTGCGCCGCGCACCTCGGCCTCGGCCATGCCTGCACTGTCTGCGAGCAACTGGTTCGAGATATCAACGTAGGTGTTCAGCTCGTGGATAACGATGGACTTTTGCCCGAACGTCGGCTCGGAACCTTCCTGCGTTTCCGTCTCGCCTTTCCACTTCGCAGCCGTGCCGCCCGTGCGCGCGGGATAATCAACGGCAGGACTTCCCGTGGTGCGAACCGATGCGACCGAACGGATGGGCGAATATTCCACCAGTTCACGGATGAACTCCGTACTCATCTCAGCCGGTGCGAGGTAGCCGCCTTGCGGATCGCTGGACACAATAAGCGTTTTCAGCTCGTCCACCGGGGCGTTGTTGCCCTTCGCCAGATAAGCCGCGAACGCCTTGCGCGCCTCAGTCTCGTCGGGCTTGTCACCATCGCCACCACCTTTGCGGTTCAGCTTGGCTTCCAGCTTGTCGAGACGGCCGGCCATTTTGGTTTCGGTCTCGTCGCCTTCGATCTTATCGAGACGTTCAGTCATGCCCTTCACGGCATCAGCCACCGGCTTCACCAGATCGGCAATTGCCTTGGTCACGATAGCGTCTGCGTCGTCGTCTTCGCCTTTGCGTTCAATGCTTGGGAACGCGCCCATGTCGTGTTTAGTCATAGTAATTCTTTCTGAAATTGCGCCGTGGCGCGGTTGAGTGCAGCGGCTAACTTGAGCGCGCGCACGGCTGATTTTGCGGATTGAATTTGTGCGCCGGGGTGCATCGGGATGGTCACAAGTGACGCCTCCAAAAGGTCCAGCGCCTTGATTGTGCGACCACCGCCCTTGCGAGGCTCAACGCCTTTGATCGCAAAGCCGATGGATATGCCGCGCACTGCACCGGCTTTCACCAGCGCATAAACTTCACGGGCGCGGGCTACGTCATTCACCAGCAGCTTGCCGGACATGCGCAGATCGTCACCATCAGGCGCGGCCTTCTCCCACACGCCAACAGGGTCGGTGCCATCGTGACCGAACAGCATGGGCAGGGGCATCGTCATACCTGCGAACGCTTCCTTGCCGATCACGTCCCCGATCCGGTCAGGCTGCGAGAACTTCCACGCGACGGCAGAAATCGCGCCATCATCGCGTGCGTCAAACTTGGTTTCGAGGAAAGCGTGGTGCATCAGTCTGCCCCCACCATCGGCGGGCGCTCGCCTGCAAAGGCATCAATCTGTTGCTGGACCCACTGCCCCGCCTTGAGAAGCCGCACAACGTTGGCGTGACCGAACGGGACCGGCGCGCCGTCTTCTTCGATCTCCCAATCCAGAACGCACCGGGCAAGCGACTTGATCCGCAGCCGTTCACGTATCTCAGCAGAGACGCGCCCGTTCTCATCCGCCATTTCCACTAGCTCATCAGCGAAGGCCAAGCGGCTCTTGTGCTGCGTCTCGGAATCGGGACCGGCGATGCGCAAGCGTATGCCGCTCGGTTTGCCCTCCACAGGCTCGGCTAGATCGAACCAGCGGCCCTTTTCTTGATCCAAGCTATGCGCGATAATGTCATTCAACTGCATCGGTTTGCCCCTCGGCTGGCGTGTCGGTTGGCTTGGCAATGTTCGGGTTTATGAAGGCTTCACCGCCCGCGTAGGGTGCGAGGCCAAGCCATTGCCGCCCCTCATTCGGGTTCAGCACGCGGGATGAAATCAGGCTGTTGATAACCGTGGCGCGGGTCGCCAGATCGGCGCGGGTGATATCGTCGCGGTCGAAGCGAACCACCAGATCGGCGCGCTCATCTGCGAGGAACAAGCCCCGGCGCAACGCCCCTTCGATAGCCACCAGCCACGGTTCAAGCGTGTAGCTCAGGAACTCCAAGCCTTGCTGTTCAGCATTCGCCCATGTCGCGCGGCCAAGCTCGGCAAGCATCGGGGGGGGAACACGGAATGCGCGCGCCACTTCGAGGATTTGGAATTGCCGGTTTTCGAGGAACTGCGCATCGGTCGAAGCCAGAGTGAGCGGCGTGAACGTCGCCCCATCGTGCAAGATCGCCGTCCGTCCGGTGTCTTCTTCGCCTTCTTGCGTGGCGCGCCATGCCGTGCGAGCCGCCTTTACAGCAGCCTCACCCATGCCTTTTGGGAAGCTCAGGACGCCAGAAGGCCGCGCACCGCGACCGAACAGACGCCCCGCGTGCCGGTCCAGCGCAACCGCCGTGGCAATCGCATCACGGTACAGGGTCAGCGGAGAACGCCCGAACGGGCTGCGCAGGTGAATGATATTTGCAGCAGGCTCAGGACGCCCGCCGATCTTGTAGGATGGTTCGCCCGTCGCATCGTCAAACTGAACGTCGATCACGCCGTTGCGGTAGCGGATCAATTCCAGAACCCGGCCATCACCCGCACGACTGACATGGACCATGCCGCCCTTGTCTTCTGTCAGCGCGTCGATCACCAAATCGCGGATGATCTCGAATCCACCAGACCACTCGTTCGCATCGCCTTGCAGCAGGTCGGCAACGGGGTGCGCCTCAATTGTTTCGGTGCCGTCTGCCCCCTTGCGCTTCACCGCAATATCGAGGGTCGCAGCCGCCTCAGAGATAAGCCGGATTGCGGAACCAACAGCAGGAACGCGCAACGCGGTGTCGGATGAAATCGTAATGCCCGACGAGCTGGACGGGACCAGACCGAACAAGGCGAGCATGTCCTCATCAGGTGAGGCGAGACCCTTTTGAGCGGGTGCGGATTGAGACTTGCGGAATGATCTGAACATGCCCACAGTATCGCATCGGACGCGGGTTCACATCAGATAGCAAACCGTTGTTTTCCGTGGGTTTACGTGGCTCAGACTGCCCAAATCCCATACCGCCGGTTTTCCTATTTATTGCGAATGTTGAGCGGTGGACCCATGACCGGTTCCCCCTATTGCCGGAAAGTCTAGGACCACCCCC